CACCCTCACTCTGTATGACGAAGTACAACTCTTTCACGAGATTCGTAAAGGAGAGTTTACACTTGAACGTGTCCTGCCCTTTGGGAACTAAAAAACTATTGAGTTGATTCTGTGTGATGAGATAGTCTCTGGGGGTTTTTTTGAATTTTATTTTTTCAATGGGGTCCAAAAACACCATTTCGCACTGCATGACGAAAGATGTTATACTGTGTGTTCCAGACAACACGGGGAGACTTCCATCGGTGACGTCGACCACGAGGTCGGCCACGTCGCGCAGTGCCACCTCCACCTCCACCTCCTGCTGGTCGCACACGGCACAGAGGGGGAACGCCAGTGTGGGTTCCCTGTGGAAATAGAATGGGATGTCGACGTAGAAGTCCACGTCGTTCGTGGAGGTCCCTAGGTAGCCCAACACACTTTTACTGTTCGAACGTATCCCCGCCGAGCGTACGGGGTATTTACCCGTGAGTTGGAAGAGGGCATTCTGCTTGGTCTGCGTGTAGTAGTGTTCACCGTGGATTTCCAACCAGTCGGAGGACACTCTCTGCACTATCTGTCCCCCGACGAGAAGGTCGACGTGGTCGATGATGGCGTGGCCCACGGATTCTATGTACCCCACGTCGGTCTCGTTCAGACCAGGGAGGGTCATCTTGAAACTCACGGTGCGTATGAGGTCCCCGGAGTTGTTCGGCACACTGAACCGCACGGTCTTCCCGAAGTCCACGGCCTGGTCGGGCTCCACGTCCACGAACTCCGTGCTGAAATTGGAATGTTTCCTAAAGTTTTCTTTAAAGTGGGTGTACTCTGGATTCATCGTGAAAAACTGGTCCTGAGGCCCTGTGGTGGCCAATTGAATTCGTCCAGCCATTCCTATTAGTATGGGTAGATTAAAACCTTAGCCCCGCCAACCCATGTTCTATGCGCAAGACGTTGTAATTCTCGGCGTACACGCGTACCGCGTTCTTGCCGGATACGTACAGAGGGGCTATCTCCACCGTGAGGAGTTTGTGAATGATGCGGGACATGTTCACCTGTCCTGTGGGATAGTACCGCTCCGGGTAGAGTGACCACGAGTACATCCCGAACGGCGAGCGGACGACGTAGTCTTGGAGGGTCCCCGTGCCCCTGTCGAAATACTTGGTCGTCGTGTCTTGCGGCACCGGGGAGTTCACGTGGCCTTTGAGTGGTTGTTCGTATTGGAGAAACTTCGTGCCTTGTTTGAAGACAACCTTATCGTTGAACCGGAGTTCGACCTGGGAGAGGTTGTTAAAGTTCGTGGGGATGTTTTGTGCCACCGCGTTTTCATTCTGGGACACAAAGTACATCGTCTTTACGGGGTGCTTAAAGTTTACCATGACGGATTTTTTGGTTTCCCCCTCCTTCATCTCGAACTGGGAGAGCTGGAGTTGTGTTATCACGTACTCCACGGGGCGCGTCTGTAAGAAACTCCGTTCGTCTTGGGTGATGAACACGAAATCCGTGTCCAAAGAGAGGTTGACGATGTTCGCGGTCGTCCCTTCGGGGGCGCCGAGGAACACCATCTGGGACAACGGTCGAAACTTGACTCGAACCTCGACGTCCTGTTTCGTGAGGGCGCACACTGGAATGGCTAACGCGGGATTCCTATAGTAATAAAACGGGAGGTCGAGGAAATAGGTGTTGTTTCCTTGATACCTCAAGAAATCCCCGTGTCCCGTGAGGAAGTACACGCCTTGTTTCACGTCGTCGTCGTTGTTGTACAACTGCTGGCGCATGTATATGTACTCACCGGTGATGCGTTGGATGGTCTGTCCACCGATGACGAGGTCGGCCCACTCCACCAAGTGCGTGCACACGGAGGGTGGGTAGTACACGTCGTTCCCGGCGACGCCGTCGGGTAAGGGGTCGCTCAGGGTAATCTTCAATGTCATGTTCCGTATGACGTCTCCTTTGTTTCTGGGAATTCGACAGGACACCTCTTCCCCAAAGTCGGCTTTCCCATCGAACGGGGTCTCCAGGCGTTCTTGGGCGAACTTTGTGTGTCTCTTGAAATTCATCAGGAAATGCGAAAACGTCGGTTGGCCTGTGCACCACGTGTCGGCCAAACCCTTCGCCGCGAGTTTCAATGACATCTCTACTATAGAGTGAGTAAAATTTTGAGAAACAAAAAATGTGCACAGTAGTAGATATGAATCTCCAGTTGAGGAAGTTCAAACCCGAAACGATGGGCGACGACAAAGTGTGCGTCTTCGTGGGTAAGAGAGGCACGGGGAAGTCGACCCTCGTCGCGGACATTTTATACTACAAGAAGCACCTCCCAGCGGGCATCGTCCTCTCCGGAACAGAGGAAGGCAATCACTACTACAGCAAACACGTCCCAGACCTTTTCATCTACGGGGACTACGATAAAGAAGCCATCGAGCGGGCCATCGAGCGTCAGAGAAAGTTGGTGAGCGCAGGAAAACAAAACTGTGGATGTTTCCTCCTCTTGGACGATTGCATGTACGACAATAAGTTTCTCAAAGACACGTGCATCAGACAGTGTTTCATGAATGGAAGACACTGGAAAATCTTCTTTATGCTTACGATGCAATATTGTATGGACCTACCCCCTGCACTGAGGGCCAATGTTGACTATGTGTTCATCCTCAGGGAAAACATCATACAAAACCGTGAAAAGCTCTATAAGAGTTTTTTTGGTATATTCCCATCTTTTGATATGTTTAATAAAGTGATGGACGCGTGTACAGAGAACTATGAATGTCTAGTCTTAGACAATACGGTGAAATCCAATAAGATTACGGATTGTGTGTTCTGGTACAAGGCAAACATCAGGAAGAATTTCAGAGTCGGAGCCCCTGAACTGTGGGCGACGCACAAGAAGATGTACAACCCCAAACACATGCATGACCGTCAGGGGGACCCGAAGAAGATGACGAAGAAGACTGCGCTCACGGTGACGAAAAAGAAATGAGCTGATAGATTAATATGTCAGACGACGTGGTCACGTACAATCTGAGTGATTCCGGTGAGGGTATGGTCGCCCTGAACCCACCACCGGCGCAGCCACAGCCACAGCCACAGCCACAGCTGCAGCCGCAATCGGAGGTGCGAGAGCCCGTGAGCACGGCGTTCGTTGCGGGTGAAAAAAATGTCCGTCAACAACATATGGATTCCACCGCCATCTCTGAAATCATGGAACCGGAAATGGTTCAACCAGCTGACCCCAGGATGCAGGGTGTCATGCCCCAGATGGTGGCCCCCCAAGCCGGCGCTCCGACGGCCGCCTCCTTCGCCATGCAACAACAACAACAACAGGCACCGGAAAAGCAAAACCCCATGGGTCTCTCCGACGACCAAATGACGGCCCTCTTAGTGGCGGCGTGCGCGGCGGCGGCCGTGAGCAAGCCCGTGCAAGATAGATTGGTGACCTCTGTTCCCAAGTTCCTTAATGAACAAGGGAGCAGAAGCGCTGTTGGCCTCGCGGCCACGGGCGCAGTCGCCGCGGTTCTTTTCTATTTCGGGAAGAACTACATTTAAGTCATTCATTCCCAATTGAGGTTGCTGTAGATGGACCGGTCGAGACCGATGTAATAGGTCAGCAACGCCCCGGCGACGAAAGTAGCCGTCAATAAGGCACTCACTTCAAGTGTCTTCTTGACGTCCTTTCCGAATTTATCGAAATCCTCCTTCAAGTTCTTGAAATAGGAGTGGAGCGCGTAGGTGAGAATGAGCGCGATGGCGGTCGACGTGAAGAAGAAGCTTCTGTCCACTGCGAGACGCGGAAGTCTGTTCACGACCAGACGCATCAGGTTCGGGACGATGAGCGTGATGAGGATGAGTCGCGCGTTGTAGTTCTCCACGACCACTGGGAGGAGCGCGACGTAGAACACCGCAATCCAGTAGCCCACCGCCATGTATAAATCGCTGGGGGGCGTAGACATATTTATTTACTATACAATTACATTTTTTATTTGTCCTGAACCTCTTTCCCACAGAACGGTGTCTTCTCTGGAATCTTCTCATAAATGCCCAGGGATAAGGCTAAGTCTCTCAGTGCGATGTAATTTCTCCAGTACGCATCACTGTGGTCGTACTCATCCACCGTGCAGTGGGCCAACTCGTGGAGGAGGACGTGAAACACCTCGTTCACTTCCCCATCGATGCACACGCCAACCTCGAAACCCTTGCTGACGTTGTACCCAAGGGCCCCATCCCATGTGCGATAATACGCCGTCAACGGCATGGGTTCGTGCAACTCTGGGAACTTTCCCTCGCGCACCAAGGCTTCTCGGAGGATGGTGTACTTCTCTCGCACTTTTTTGACTTTTTCAGGTTCCTTCGTTTGTGTGAAGACGTACAGGTTCACGAGGGCGAGGATGAGCCAAATCCAGAGCCTCATTTTCTATATGCAAAGATAAATTTAGAATACATCTGCGTGACCCTGTGTCCGGTCAACGGACCCCAATGCACCAAGTGGAACCCGTGCTGTTCCAACGTGGTTATCAACCGGTCTTTGTACGCCACGGGTTCGCTCTTCGCCCCATCCGCGTAGTACGGGGTGTCCACCAGGTTCACGAAGAGCTTCTCGCCGAACCCACCTTGGGGGGATTCCTTCAAGAGGAAAAAGTTCCCCAACTCATCTTGCATGGGCGTGCGCATGATGATGGACTCACTGTCGGGGATGATCCCCGCCAGGGTGCCACCGGGTTTCATGCGTTTCCGTATCTCTTTGATGCTTCGGTAGAACAGGTCCGAAGAAGCAAAGATGTAGTGGAGGCTAAAATTGTAACAGACGACGTCGTACTTCCTGTTCGGACACGCCGTGATGTCCCCTGCGTAGAAATTGACGTGCATCTTCAAACCCTTCGCCCTGGTCCTCGCCTCCTCGAGGGCGTCCGCGCTCGGGTCGCACATGCTCACGTGCGCACCCACGTGTTTCCATTTTTGCAAGTCCCCGCCGTACCCACACCCGACGTCGAGTACTTGTAAACCATCACCACCCTGACACACCGCCTGTATGATGTCCCTTTTAAAGAGATTGTGAGTCTTTCTAATTTCTTCCATGTCATCTTCACCTTAGAAACGCATCTATCCCTTATATGGGTGTTTGTGCACCCAGAGGTTGCACACCCACTTTTCCCCCTTCGTGACAGGCTTGCCCCCGTGCCACGCCTTGCTCGTCATGAACTCGTAGTTGTCGAGGTTCTCGAACAGGAGACAGTCACCCGCGCGCAGGCGATACTCCTGCTTGATGTTAGGGAACGCGGTGGCCCCACCCTCGTACTCCTCGTTCAGGGCGATTATGAAGGTGTACATCCGTGGGTTCTCCCCGTCTGGGAAACAATCGTAATGGGGCTTATAGAACCCCCCGGGTCTATAGCGTAGAACCTGGAGTTGTTCGCAGTTTTCCACCGGTCGGTCGACGTGTTCGAGACATCTGTCGATGAGTTTACGCACCACCGGGTCCTGCCTTCCGAGCCACGCCGTCTCGCTCTGTCTGATGTGTGTGTTCACTTGGTGTTTCCCACCGACGGTGGACGGGTGCATCCTGGGTAAGGCGGCGCGTCTGATGTGCGCGCATTCCTCTTCGGTGAGGACTCCTGGTATTTTCACGGGTCGCTGGTACGTGGGTATGAGAAACCACACGATGATGATGAGCGCCAACAACAGGAGCATCTTACATTACACTCAGAATTTTTCTATAAAGTACGGAGTCACACACTTGTACCTGTCGTGTATGGTTCGTATGACCCCGTTCGTGTAGTCCGTGAGCGCGCGAATGTTTTCCATGACTTCACGTCTAGGTTTTCCGAGGACGTACTGACGCAGTTCATCACTCGACGTATCCAAAAACATCTGGAACAGCTGTGCCACGTCCCTCGCCTTGGCGTTTTGTTTGTCTCGACGCTGCAACTCTTTTTTAAACGCGTCCTCGTCAATCTCATGGAGCATGTACTGCACGCGGAGGTACATGTTGTCTTCGCGCACGACCCACCGCCAGCGGAGTTCACCCTCTACACGCAACAAGCTCAGACGCACACTGAGAAGTTCCGTGCACGACGGCTCCTCGTGGTCTCGAATCTCCTGATACGTCGGCAAGCCACCACATGGGATGTCCCCATGCTCACGGTTCAACGTGCTCGTCTTCCTTTTGAACTCCAAGTAGTGGGGATTGTGGATTTTACCCACACAGATGATGCCCGTGCGCCAATCAAAGGCGGTCTCGCACAGTGTGCACCACATCTGTGAACACCCCGAAGTTTTCTGAATCATCTCCCCACACTTGGGACACGGTTTCGTATCTTTGTTGATGAGCGCCATCGTCTTCACCGCCTCTGGGTCACACTCGTGTCCGTCACCCCTCTTCAACGCATTGCATCCCTCACAGAAATGTTGACGACACATTCCACAGTACCAATCCTCATCCATGAACCCACGACACTCCCCATTCGGACACTTTCGTATGAATCTCCGCTCCTCGGCGTTCACGACCAATCCACCGGTGCGCAACTCTTCGTACTCGATGAGGGCGTCCGTGTACGCCGCGTGCATCTCTCGCAAGTCCGGGTGTCTGTGGAAGTGTGTGTCGTCCACGACTGGGATTGGGACGCTGTATCGCTGCAACAGGCGAATGACTTCCGCGCGCAGTTCTCGTATGATTTCTCGCACGTCGCGCATGCGAAGGATGCGTTCGACCTGGGGCTGCGTGTCGGGGAACAACGCCCTTTCGCGTTCGAACAACACCAACTCCCTGTGTTTCCTAAAGTCGGTGTTTCTGAACTTTAACGTACACCAACTGTCCACAAAATCGCGGGTCCATCGCGTCTTACACCCCATGCAGTGCGCGTCCTCGCCGACGCTCAGGAGGTACTTTTGACAACAACTGCGACAACACTCGAAATCACAAAAAGAACACGAAACCTTTTTGTGATTTGTTTTGTTCCATGGTTCACAACAGACATCACACATTTACCTATTTATTAACTAAAAACTTTAAACGAACCCAGTTCCTGTCTGATTTGAAAATCTTCGAAAGACGGGGTTTACTATTTTTGAAAAAAATCATCAACGCGTTGAGACGTCGGAAGAGTCCAAGGGGGGGTTCACCGGCCTTGATGGCGCGGGACAACGCCCTGTGGCGCGCATACTTGGACTTTGTCGCCACGTCCTTGTACCCGAACACGGCCAGGGACACGTTTTGACGCAGTGGGATGCGAACACCAACGACGGGGGAGTTCATGCTATACTATATTCTATGAAAATTTATGATGTGGCGGCACGGCGGCTCGCTCTACTCACCGACGCATTCGCCGCGATCGTTCTCTGTGTCGGTTGCGGTGTCGCTGTCGCGTTCTGTTGCTGTCTCCCTTCGAAGAATTGTACCCGTTCACTGAAAGTATCGCTAGTTTCTTGGAATTGTGCGCTTGCAGCTCTTCTCACGACGTTGTTAATATTTGTGGCAGTTTTAAGTTCATTTTTGAACTTTGTTTTGTTGTTATTGGATAAATTTGGCAGTGCGTTAATCTTAATCGCCGCCGCATTTCTTTCCCTTTTCGCCTTTGCCTCCGCAGTCTGTGCAGCCTTTATCGTGGCCTTTCTTTCATTTTCTGCCCTTGCCTCCGCCGCCTTTCTTTGCTTTTCTGCCTTCTTCCTGGCCTCAGCTTCCTCCCTGGCAGCCTTCTTCCTGGCCCCAGCTTCCTCCCTGGCAGTCTTTCTCGTGGCCTCAGCTTCCTCCCTGGCAGCCTTTCTGTTGGCCTCAGCCTTCTTCTTGGCTTCAGCCTTTCTTTTGGCCTCAGCCTTTCTGTTAGCCGCCGCCTTCTTCTTGACCCCCACCTTCTTGGCCTCTGTCAATACAGCATTCGCGTTGACACCGGGCTTGTTCAGCTTCTCAGTAAACTTTTTTTTGTTGGTATTGGACAAATTTAACATGTTTTGAATATTTTGCTTTGCCTTTCCTCTTACATTCGCCATGGCGCGTTCAGCTTCTTCGATCACGTTTTGTATGTTTGATGATTTAAGCTTATTAATTAACTTCTTTCTCGTGTTATTTGGCAGAATTTTCATGTTTTGAATCTTCTGCTTGGCAGACACCTTTTTCATCACTCTGTTGATATTGGCCTTCACCTCGTTAAGTGTCTGATTACTAATTTTGCGACCAAACAATTGACCTTCATTTAATGCGAGTTCACTCTGTTCCCCGTATTTCGCCAACTCCGCCGAGGCTTTGGCGAGTTCAAGAGCCTTTTCCAGTTGTTGCGGCTCTTGACCCCCCAACGTGAAGTAATTAGACACATTCTGCTCTGTCAGACCCCTGATGTTCTTTATCTTAGCGCGCAGGTCGTTGACCTGCCTTGCGGTGTTAAGTGCCCCGGCGTCGCCCTTTCGCACCTTATTCTCGAAGAATTTCTTATCATCATCGCTGAGCTGTCTCAACGCACCCAGCTGTTTATTCATGGCGGTGGCATTGACCTTGTATTTGTTGTTAAACACTTCTTGCAGGAATTTCGGATTCGGTGGGGGGTTCTTTTCGAGGAAATAGACTTCATCCTTCTTTAGGTTTTTCAGTACTGCAGAAATGAAATTTCCGATTTCTTTTTCTGGTTTGCCATACATTTCACTGTATTTTTGCACTTGTTCCTTTGAAATTTTATTTAACAAAGACTCTTCCTCCTTATTGGTCGGTAGACGGTTTGTAATACCAAGTTTGTTCTGAATGAGTCTAGTACGAATTCGCGTTTTTTTAACTTTATCGACATCGAGGCGACGACCTGTCGTGTCTAAGAATTCCTTAGAGACAGTGTTCTTCTTTTCGGGGTCGAGAAACCTGTTTAATAATGACTCTTCCACCAAATTTTTGACTTTCTTCAAGGCGATGTCTTTGTAAAACTTCTTCTTGGAAGGTTCGAGGTTCTTAATGTTTGGTTTATTGGCCCAGACGTATTTGCGAACTTCTTCCACAGGTACTTGTGCTACATTTGACAACTCGTTTATGAATTTTTTAGTCATCTCCACCGAAGTGATCGCGGTCGTTCTCTTATTGTTAATGGGGAGGTACACCATGGTAATTCGGTTCAAGGCTTGAGACACTTTACCACCCCCAGCAGCGGCCACTTCCCTGGCGCGAAGCTTCACGTCTTCTTCCACCATTTTCTTGAAGGTGTTCATGAATCCATTTCGATTCAGAAAGTTTGCGTCTTGGTTTTTCAAGAATGCCTCGACATATCTGGACGACACCTTACCTTGCTTTGCCATCGCCTTTTTCTTCGCGTCCACGATAGCCTTGGCGTACTTTTCATCAGAGTTCATGTACACGAGTTTACCCGGTTTATCCGGTTCACCCGTGTACTTTGCGAGTTCTTTGGCCTTGTTGAACGCATTCACGAGGGCTGTGTTATTCTCTTGTAAACTCTTCACGTTGCGACCCGTGTTCTTCAAGAACGCATTCGTGAACGGTGCCGGAATTCCCTTGTTCTTGGCCAGACCGCTTCGAACTGCGAACTCTGATTCTGGAACGTACCGCACATTGTTTCCGAGAATGCGTTTTCTGATTCCCGTGCGCCTGCGCTCGGCCTCGGCCAAGGCCTTGTCCTTCTTGACTTTACTCATGAAGTTCGCCTTGTTGATGTTTTTGGCCTCTGTCACGTTGTTCTTATCCTTCAAGTAGGAGACGACGTACGCGAAACTCACACCTCCATCTTTAGCAAGTTTCTTGATATTCTTCTTATCCTTCACATTTTCGGCAAACTTCAGGGTGTTTTCGTACACCATGGGTGAGATGTATTTAATAGTATTCGAACCTAGGAGGTTCGACACCTTCTTATCGGCTTCAATTTTAGTGCGGAATGCATTTCTGTTGAGCGTGTTGACAGGTGCACCCTGAAGGAACGTGTTCAAATAATTCAAGGACACACCGGCCGCCTTTGCAACTTGTTGGCGCATCGGGCGTTCGGCGAGTATGCTTTTAGCTTTGTTGCGCTTTTCTTTCAGTTGTTTGGCACTGGCCAGGGTGTTGTTGTACTCAGCTGGTTCAATGAACTTCAATGAGCGTCTGGACATGCTGGCAATCTCCTTATCTTTGGCAATCTTCTCAGCTAATGCATTTTCGTTGACACTATTGATGGACTTACCCACTGCGTACTGCCTGA